CGTGGGTTTTCCCGCAGACCAGTCATAACACTATAACTTTAAAAACCACATTAAAGACTGTTTGCGTCTATACCATATTGCTCCTTTTCGACTTAAGAGCCGAGAGGAAACAAGTGCTATAAAACACTACCCCCAATGGCGTTGAGTTGACTACCTCCACGACCACCACACCACTTTTGCACATTGTCATTCTGTGCACGCCTTATCTTTAACGTGGTTCAATATAGAAGGGTGACACAAACCCCGTGACTTAGTGTCATCTGTGTCAAGTTTGCTGCGCCTTCTTTATACAAAACGGAGGTTGCCCGTATCAGAGGCGCTTAAAGGCTCAAACTGAAGGGGAGCACTCCGTTTCTATTTGTAGCCCATAGCAGAATCGAACTGCTCTTTCAAGAATGAAAATCTTGCGTCCTAGCCGATAGACGAATGGGCCGAAAAAGCACCTGCGGTATCCTCGCATCTTTCCCTGGGTTCGCGCCCCCGTATGGGATTGTCGCACCGGCTGGTTGTCGCCTTCTGGACTCACTCACGAGCGTTGAGGTCTTGCTCTGAATGTCCGGCGCTTATGGACCGCAACCACGTTTAACGGTAAACCTCATCCCGGATGGCATGGTTTTGGTGCTTAGTAGTCCCGCTGGGAATCGAACCCAAATCTAAGGTTTAGGAAACCTTCATTCTATCCATTGAACTACGGAACCGTTTTGTTCTGCAAAAGTAGCGCAATTTCGCTAAAAACGCCAACTGACTACCCCCACGAATGAAGCCGTGTGGTTCTTGGGGCACGCTCGGAGCAACCTCCCACGTTAAGCCCGCAAAGGGATAGTCCTTCCCTCTCTAAATTCCGTTGGCAAAGTTAAAACGGCTTTTTCGATTGGCCAAACGATTTCCGAAAAAAGTTCAATCCGTTTGCATCTTTTAACTGAAAAGATTTGCGTTTAACCGTAGTTAAGTTCTATTTAGGAAATTTTAACGCCAAAAAAAATTAAATTCTTCGCGGCGCTCTTTGATGAGCGCGAAAATATTTTTGTCCGCTTTCATCCCACCATTGAAATGGTGGGCTTTCCCGCAGGCGTGTCATAAATAAAAACGATTAAAAAAGTTAAATGATGTGGTATCTGGTATTTATTATTATACAAATGTACTAAAAAAATGAGAAGACCAAACACACACAACGGATACGGTTTCCACTTCGAGCGCGGTTTCGTTCCGCTGCTGACCCAGATGGGCGCCGTATACAAGGAGAAGAAGGAGATTACGCCGGTTCACACCGAACTCGAATCATTCACCAACGAAGGGCAGGAGGACCCCGTACAACTGCTGCACCCGTTCTGCGGATGCGGATGCTGAAGATGCGCAGGAAAGTATACATACCGGAGCATGCCGTCTTGGCAATCGCCATAAACGAACACAAGGAGGAGAAGGCACTTCCGCCCTACGAGGCTGACGAGTTCACAATCGGCTGCGAGGGCGGAGGCCCCGGTTCGTACTACCATATCGCCGAGAACGCGGAGGATGAAGTGGAGGACAGCGAGGTCGACCTGTCTTCGTTCCGGCGCAGGGACGAGATGGCCGACATCTGGGATAACGGCGTGCTGGATTCCAGGGTTCGTCTGGCGCTGCTTGACATTGCCGATGATTTCTGGGGCGGATTGGAAGTGGACTGGGTGAAACCGGAGGACATCGTGCTTATGGGTTCCATCTGCAACTACAACTGGTCCAAGTTCTCAGACATCGACCTTCACATTATTGTCGATTTTTCAAAGGTCGACGAGAAGACGGACTTTGTTAAGGAATACTTTGACGCGAAGAAGTCCGAATGGAACAACAAGCACGGAAAAAACCTCAAGATACACGGATTTCCGATTGAAATCTACGTCCAGGACGTCGGCGAGGAAAACGCGTCAAATGCCGTATACTCGCTGGATACCAACGAATGGATTAAGGCTCCGGACAAATCGCAAATCGGCCGTCTTGGTCTCGACAAGTACGACATCAAGAGGCTTGCCGCCAAGATAATGACAAGGATTGACGACATATCCGACGCTTTTGAAGGCGGCGATAAGCATGCTGCGGAGGCGACCCTGAAAAAATGCGAACGACTGAAGAAGGCCATCCGTAACATGAGGAAGATAAGTCTCGAGGAGGAAGGCGAGATGGGCGTCGGCAATATCGCGTTCAAGGTTCTCAGAAGGACCGGATACATGGAGAAGTTGAGCAATCTTAAGGATGCGGCGTATGACGCAGTAAACAGCATATAACAGAGTCAACTACCCACGAATGAATTCGTGGGCTTGCCATAAGGCATGGAGGCCTTTGGCGTATGGGCGGTTGACTGCGCCCTGCCCGTCAGGAAGGAAAGTCTGCCGTCAACGGGCAGGCTCTTCGAGACGGGGTGGTTCGCACGCTGTGCGATGTTGATAGCGGCGTTCTCCGTTTCTCTGACCGGTACGGCTACCTATTGTCTTTGCAAAAGTACCACAAAAACGGCATAGAAAAAAAATGTTTTTTCTTAAAAATTATTAAATTATTGGTTTGCTGTTGCAAACCCCAGAAATTTTTCAAATAAAGAAGGAATGAACATATCCATAAACAGGGAAGCAAAGGAACGTTTGTTCGAGGAAGTCGTCGCAGACGGCGACCCCGACCATAACCCGTACGCCAAGCAATGGGAGTACGAGAACAAGATACTTGAGGACAAACTGACCGAAAACGGAAAGTACATGATTAGCATGGAAAACGGAAAGGTGTACCTCTGTATCAGGGACGACATGCTCACCGAGGCGCTCGGCGTTCCTTACTACCTTTGCACCCTAATAAAGTCCGGGAAACAGTACGGTATGATTTATGTAAAACCGGCCAGCGTGTTCAGGCCGTATAACGCCTACAACGCCCAAAGTGTCTATTACGACTATCGTGGAAGATAAAAACAATAATTTTCCGTGAATCATACTATTTATATAAAAATTCGGTCACAAAAGATAACTACGTAAAAAATATTAATATTAATATGAGCGAAAGAAAAAATGTGAATAGGGAACTCAGCCGTATGAGGGAAATGATGACCTATGGGCTGAACGAAGGCAAGAAAAACACCCCATTCTCTGACGTTGAGTATTCACGTGTCGGTGCCGACGGCAAACTGTACGGCATCGTCCGCGAAGGTACGAAGTACTACATCAAGTCGGCTGACGCCAGCAAGCAGCCGATTAAGGAGAATTTCGAATATATCGGCGGTTTCATGAACAGGAAGAACAACGAGTACTCCAGTTATGCAAACGCGCTGAAGAACTTCGACCTTAAGATGTCGTCACTGAAGGAGGCAAACTCGCCTGACAAGAAGATTGTCGTCGAGTCGTGGAACCCCGACAAGAGGCAGCAACTCACCGTCGAGGCAACCAACGAGATGAAGAAGGAAATCCGCCGCGAGCGCCAGATTATGCGCAACGCCAGCCGCATTGACGAGAACAAATCCCAGGAGTGCGACTGCTGCGGAGACCCGTTCTGCAAGAGCGGTGAAAAGTGCGGCGCGTCCGATATGGACATCGAAAAGTGCCGAGACAACATCGGCAAGAACCCCGACAAGAAGGGCCGCAGGAATGGATACCCCTTGAAGAGCCCGAAGGGCTTCAAGAAGGCCGACATCCCCAGCGGCGTGTTCGGAGAGGGCCGCAGTGACGGTGAGGTTCTTGGTTGGAACGACGACTACGACTACATCGACGACAGCCACGGCACCGAAATCGGCGACGATGCTCCCTTCACAAAGAAACGCTTCACCAACAGGGTGCGCATGAGAAACGGCGTTGTTGGCGAGGGCAAGGCCATGCACCGCGAATTCTGGAACCAGAACAGCCCTAAGCCCGGCACGAACGGGCGCGGAAGAGGTGTACAGTCCACGGACGACCCGTTCAATAAGAGTGCCAATGGTTCCATGACCGAAGAGGGTTGGGACGACGAAGACTACATGAACGAATCCATCGATGGCGTTGACGCTTCCGTTGACGGCGGCGCTCCACAGGGTGGCCTTATGGGCCGCATAGCCAACATGGAGGATACCCTGAACAACATCGCCAACGTTCTCGGTGCTGACGTTTCGGCCGAAGACGGCGGTATGGGTGCAGAAGGAATGGACATGGGCGGCGGCATGATGCCCCCTATGGGTGGCCCTGAGATGGGTGGTGGAATGCCTCCTATGGGCGGCCCTGAGATGGGCGGCGGAATGCCTCCTATGGGCGGTGGAATGCCTCCTATGGGCGGCCAGGAAATGGGCGGTGCCCAACAGCCCAACTTCAACGACGGCAACCTTTACCCGCAGCAGGCCAACGAGAGCCGTGTCTATGAGTCTCGCGACTTCAGGCGCATGATGAACGAGGACCGTCTTGACTATTTTGGCAAGCACCCCGCTTACCAGAAGAAGGTCATGACCTATCCGACGTTCAATCACCAGGAATTCCCTGGATATCATGACTGGAACGACGAGTCGCTGCACAGCGAGTCTCCCTATGGTGAGCAAATCGGTGACGGTGCGCCCTTCATGGTGGACCCCGACGAACTGGAGAACGCTATCGCAGAATCCATCATCCGCAACTTAAAAAAAAAGTAATCGGAAATCACAGGCTTAACGAGGGCGGCATGCCGCAACAAGCAATGCAGCAACCGACCGCCCCTCAGATGCCCGCTCCAGCGATGGCGCCTGGTATGGGAGTGCCTCAAATGCCCGGTATGGACCCCAGCATGGGAATGCAGCCTCAGATGCCTGACGACCCGTTCCAGGAGTTTGAGAGCGCGGCGGGAACGCTGACGCAGAAAGCCAGCGAACTCATCGGCGGAAACGACGACCAGAGGGTTGCTGACAAACTCAAGTGGGCGATGATGATGCTTGCAAGCCAGGGCGGCAAGGTATTCTCTCCGAACGACAAGCAGGACATCGCTAATGCGATGGACAAGGCAGGAAACGTCGACAACGGAATGTTCGGACAAGCCCAGGGGATGCAGGGGCAAATGCCTCAACAGGCACCCATGCAGCCGCCTATGGGACAGATGCCTATGATGGCGCATAAGGCTCCGAGGCGCGTAATGGAATCCACGCTTGACGGTATCGTAAGCGAGATTGCTGACGAACTCGTCAAGAAGAAGGAGGAACGCGGGATGAGAAGGCCTGAAAAGAAGATTACCAACAAGAAAGTTAAGCGGACCAACCCGTTTGTCAGCGAACGATAACGGGTTAATGAACAACGGGCACCTTTTGGTGTCCGTTTTTTCTTTTGCACATTCTATTTATAGGTGTAAATAAACGTTTTATTATGAAAGTTTACAGAAAAGGACAACTCAGACTGAAAGAAGATAATGTCAGAATAACAGTGCCGCCGACCCAAATCGACAGTACGGTCGGTTCTTTAACTGGTAATAGCGCATCAACCGTTACCTTGACGACAACGCCTCCAAACGGTGATAAAAATGCGCCAAGGGTCAATGTCCAGCCGAATCAGCCGGCAAGCGAATTTTCGAGAACCGTAAAAGATTATCCATCAGCAGTGGTCACTGCGACTATTGGTTCTGACGGTAAAACAAAAGAAACCGAAGAAGCCAAAAATGAATCTAAGCGGTATCGTCATCGCGGTAATCTCATTGAGGGTGCTGTTGTTTTCACGAAAAGTGAACTCAGAGATTTCTTAAACAACCTGTGATGAGGCTGCCTGGTTTCATAATGGATGCGCTGGCGTCCAACACGACGTCGCTCGGGAACAATCCGGTGTTTCCGACGCCTGGGTGTGCCCGGGAAATTGTTGCCGATAGATTCAAGGATGTAGTAGGGTCTGTCAGGGTAAAAAACTTGGAAGACGCAAAAACCGCCTTGTCGAAAGCGGTCAGGATGTGCGTTGAACTCGAGAAAAACTCTCGCCCTCAGTTGCAGAAAATCTGCATGAACTCCATTCTGAAGATTTTCGACATACCGAAGGACACAATCAATATCACATGCACGCTTGTCGACGACGTCAAGCCGCATTCAAATGTAAGGATAACGCCAGAAAGCGTAAATCCTGATGGGTTATATTCAGCGCCGGATGTGATGGATAAAGTTTACATGAGCCAGCCGGTTGTCGCCCAGCGCAGGGTGATTGACGCGCTCATACAGGGTGCTTCGTACGACTATGCGACAGACGAGCGCATCTATGGCGAGGATATCGCGAAGGTCAACAAGAAACTCCCGAAATTATACAAGGAAATCACAGCGCTAAAGGACTACATCCTGTTCATGGAGGAAGAGCGCGTAAGCAATATGGACCAGGGGCACGACGGGTATGTCGAGGTCATTCTCGGGAAAAACGGGAACCGCACCAACATCAAGGCGCAGGCGACACTTTTCCCGTTCCTGTTGAAGGAAACATTGAGGGGGCTGTTTGAACTTTTCTCGTCACACGGGCTTCCGTCGGATGACGCGATGGCGATGGCTATTGTGAAGAACGCCGACTTCATGGCGGCTGAGGCCTGGGACCTTAGGTTCGGTGTCGGGCTGTGGGGCTCAATCATAAGGCATGTGAAATACTCGGATGTTGTTCCCTATCTGTTCACTGACATATGCAAAATGCAGCCTGATGAATTCAACGAATTCATGCAGCAGGCGCTTAACGGAAACGTGAAAGGAACCATTGATGACATGTTATCCGGAATCGAGCATGACATGCAATACGATAAGTTCGTGGACAAGATGAAAGTCAAAAACGCAGAACACTCGCTGTTGTCGGATTCGGTAGAGCATGATGAAACATACTATTTCTAATGATTGATTATAACGTCATAGCGGAAGAATATGCAAAGTCATATTCCGACAAATCGAGAATATACTTCATTGAGAAATATCTGTCGACTTATGACGCTGGGAAGGGCAAACAGATGCCTTTCCTGCTGTTTCCACGCCAGAAGGTGTTCCTCAGAAGCATAGCGGAAAACAAAGCCAGCATCGCGATTAAACACCGACAGGCCGGCATCACGACCATCAGTACGGCGTGGATTACCGCGCAACTCGTGTTTGCGTCAAAAGAAAGCCCGGAAACCGTTCTTTGTATCGCCAACAAATTGGAGCAGGCCTATGAACTTGTCGATAAGATAAGGGACTTCCTATCGCAGGTGCCGAGGTGGTACTGGGGAGATGATTACTACTCGGAAGACCCGGCGTCAGACAAGAACAAGAAAGACATTTTCAAAAAGAACAGCAAGGCGATGCTTGAACTGTTCAATGGTTGCAAGGTATATGCCAGGGCGGGAGCGGCAAACGCGGCTCGTGGTATCTCGGCCGTTTCCATCCTCATATTTGATGAGGCTGCGTTTATCGAGGACGGTGTGGCGGCGTATTCTTCCGCCGTGGCCGCTACGGCTTCCGTTCCGAACGCAAAAATCATCATGGTGTCCACCCCTAATGGTAAGGATGAACTGTACTACCAGACATACAAGCAGGCCATTGCGAAGGAAAACAATTACAATGCGGTAGAGTTCAAGTGGTTCCAGGACCTCAGGTACAACAAGAACCTGAAGTGGTACAAAAAGAACGAAACAACCGGCGAGGTTGAATGGATTGTAGAAGAGGTAATTGACAAGACGGGGTCCGTCAAATATGACGAAGAACGGTGGCGCAAACTGGAGCGTGACGGTTGGACGCCGTCGTCGCCATGGTATGTTTCCATGTGCAAAGGGTTCAATAACGACCAGATGAAAATCGCCCAGGAGTTGGACGTCTCGTTTATGGGTTCCGCAAACAACGTTGTTCCTCCTGAGGTCATTGAGATGCACCGTAACGTGAACGCAAGAGACCCACTCGGTACACTCAGGGACCCTGTGGTTCCTGAAACGTGGTTCTGGAAACCTCCGATTGAAGGGCACAGGTACATTCTCGCTTGCGACCCGTCCAGGGGAGACGCCGCCGACAACACCGCAATCGAGGTTATCGACGTCGACGGCAGAGACGAGGAAGGCCGGCCTATCGTTGAACAGGTCATGGAGTACATCGGAAAGAAACTCGGAGACGAGATTGGGCAGATGATATACAACTACGCCAGGATGTACAATAACGCTTTCGT